GAGTTTCGTTAACCTATATGCTATATCTTCACCACTTTCAAAGGCATTATTTACATCATTTATATAGTTCTTTATCATAGAATTTCCAAAACAGAAGTCTATGCTATTATATCCTGATAATATCTTATATTCATTAGATAGATCTGTAGGACATTCATTGATATGACTATGCACATAATTAGATTTATATTCAGCCTCTGTAAAGATATTTCTTTTTAACCCCATCTTAGTTTTAAAATAGACGTGTTTATCATTCAACGATAGATAATATTCAACAAATAGGTTTCTGATAACATGATGACCATTTATCTCACCATTTTTTTCTATCCTTGCAATCCTCACCCTATCTAATTTAACTTTTATCACAAAGACATCTGATAATAAAACAATTATATCGTAGTTATCTTTATATATAGACTTTAAGACTTTGTTTATTATCTTAAATTCTTTTATTATATCTTGACTTAGATTGGCTTTACTTAATTTTTCCTGTAGAGTTCCTGCATTATTAGACAGCAGTTTTTCTTTATATTCTTTTATTTCCATAATACAATCAAAAAAGAAAAAAAAGAAGGACTATAGTCCTTCTTTTTTGTCTATGTTATAAGTTATAATATTTCGTTAATAATGTCTCAACAACATCAATATAAGTCTTTATACTAGAAAGAATTAATTCTTTCTGTATCTTATTTCCTTCTTTAGTTATTTCTGTTACCTTATCTTCTGTAGATACTGTTAGCTCATGTTTTTCAACTTCTTCTACTTCTTTTAATACGTCTTTCAACTTTGCAATAGCATTATCATAACTTCCAGCCTTTGTATCTCGTGGGGTAATAAATAATATAACTTCGTCTAAATCAGGTAATTGAGCACTATCTATTTCTAATGTAGTATGTGTACTACCTACCATAACTTTCATCCCATCAGTATACAGACCTTGTTCTACTAATATAGGTTTTAATTCTCCAAAAGTCTTTCCTGAAAAATTATCAATGATTGCTAATTTTGGTTTTAACTGTGAATCAACTTTAATTTTCATAATTATTTCTCCTTATACTATTTTTTATTAGTTTATATATGACCTCTTGACCTTCTTTGACATTATTTTTAACAAAATCCGAAGGATCTTTATATGAAAAATTTGTTGGAAGATATAAAGCAAATGCTTTATTAGGATAATACTTATTAAAAATAGAAGCAATGATCTTGCTACCACGAATACCTGTCTCATCATTATCATAAAATATGATAACATTTTTATATCTTTTTCCTATGTCAGTAACAAAATCTATTGATGGTAGGATCCTCTCATTTTGAAACCATATAACATGTTCTATTCCTGAATTTTTTATTACCCTGTAATCTTTATATGCCTTTGTAATAACTAATAAATCTCCTTGTGTTATCTTACTACCACCTATGCTTCCATTATGGCAATTTGTAATAAATTTATGACTACTATACGGACTATAAATCTTAATTCTATCACCAACAATATATCCATAGGATATATCATTAGGATAGATTGTTTTTGACTTATTGCCTTTTGTGATTGTAAATCTTCTTAATGGAATAACATTATCATCAATAAGCTGTTTTTTTGTTATACCATATTCACTCCAAAATATCTTATCCTTCATTGACCATGCTCTCTTGACAATAAATATCTTTGTTGGGATATTATCTTTTGTGATAACTTGTCTTTGAATACTTGTACTGAAATTCTTACTACCTACTAAATCACGTATTATCTCTTCTATACTCTTATTTTCTTTTTTAGCAAGAAACTCAATACAGTTTAAATGTGATTTCTCCTCTGCAAAGTCTACAAAATATAATATTCCATTAAATTCTTTAAAGAAACATCCTGGATTCCTATCAGGTCTAAATGGAGAAACAGTTCTTTTATTTGGAATACCATCTTTAAATACTGTCTCAAAGCATTTTTCCTGATTTAATCCAAGAATGAATTCTTTAATATATCCTTCAAAATATCCTACCATTCAGGAGTTCTTTCTTCGTAATCATCATTAGATTTATTATTATCATTAAGTGGAAACTCCATATCTGAACTACTTTCATTAACTTGAAGTCTTGCAAAATTACTATTCATAAACCAACTACTTCTACTGAAAGGATGTTTGATATTATTTTCTTTGTCTATATACTTTAATTCTTTATCTTTATTTATGACTTCTTCAAAGTTTCCTTCAACATGTTTACAAATCCATTTCCCATATTTTACCCTAGGTGGAACACTTAAATAAGTCCTGTCAGCATTTTTACCGATACTCCATTGATATTGTAAGAAAATATCTAATTTAATAAGTTTTTGTTCATCATTAATCAATGATTCTATTGTTTTTCCATAGTTAGCAAATGAAGTAAACTCTCTATTCAAGATATTTTTCAATGTCTGTTTATCGTAAAAACATGATAATATATGGACAACCCAGCTGGATAAATCTAATTCAGCTTTGATAAACTCTGGATTATTAGTATCTGTAATATAATTACCATTTTTACCAAGGACTTTTTCTACTTTATATTTCCTTGTTTGAACTTTTGTCCCAGCAACATCAACGACAAACTTTAAATATTCACTGTCTTCTTCTTTGTGATAACTTAATTCATCAATGGTAACATTTTGGTTTAACCCAAACTTTAAATTATTACCACTTGTTATAATTGTCTCATCACTACTATAACCATACATATATAAAATGTTTTTTAATTTTTAATTTAAATTGATTGATTAAACAATTTTATTTTCTCTTTAACTAATCCCATATCATTGATGATATGTGTACTATCAAACATATGATGTGGACTTCTGGCTTGATTATATACCCCATCAGCATTAGTAACAAAAAACCTGTCTGCTGTCTTCTTTATAGGATTTGCCTTAGCAAAAGCAAATAATACTAAGTCAAACTTACCTTCTAATGTAAGATAATTATCAACCATCTTACCTGCTGTCTTAGGCTTAAAAATTAACTCTGTATCTTCTGTTCCTGCTAACTCATAATGCGAAAGCACAACAACCATCTTACCGTTATTATGGGCTACATTTATCGCTGTGACAATATTTGACATAAAAGAACCTATCTTCTTAAATACAGAAAATGCATCACCTTTAGAAGAATTTTCCATATAATAATCTCCCATAAGATATTGATTATCATCTAAGACAATATTCTCAATATCTTTTCTTTCAGCTAAACTATTTATTATCTTAGCTACCATCAACCCATTATTTGTGGCACAATAATTCCCCTTTATCGGTGGTTCACCTTCTTTGATAGGCGGATATATTGACTTCCAGTTTTTTAACGGTAGAGCTTTCATCCCTGCTGAGATAATAAAGGTCTCCTTTGGTATTAATCCCTTTATCCCAAATTCCTTATCTTCAAATAAAGAAGTGGTCTTCCCACTTCCTGTACTTCCTAAAACTAATACTTTACTCATTATTACTAATTTTAATTGTTTTATTTGACTATATCCTTAAATGCACTGATACCCCCATGAAAATTTGTATGCATATGTATTGGACTCTCGGTATCCCTTGAGTCTACTAAATGAATAGACCTGTATCTTGGATATTTCGTTAAGTCATATCCAAAATGCTCTTTTATATTATATCTCTCGTCTCCTGGATTAAACATAGTAAGTAAAAAATCTGCTTCTTCTGCTAAATTTGATGAATCTTTTAAATCATTTGATGTAGGATAAATCACTTCTTTAAAAAATTTCAATCTATCTACATTAGAAATACTTCTATTTAAATGAACTATCTCTACAAAAGTATAATTAAAAAGATTCCTTAATTCCACAGAATAAGCTACCATCTTATCCATATTCTCCTTTAACGTAAATCCTCTCTCTATCCTTAACTTCCTTAAATTATCAATGATAACAATAGTATATTTCTCCTCATTATTAGGCTTATATCCAATAATCTTCTGCTTACGCTCTCCTAAATAATTAATATATTCTTCAGTAATTATCTTTCCTTCTCTCTCAGCTTTTTTCCATAATTCTTTATATATCCCTGTTGGGTTATCTGGGTCTCCGTAAAAAATTATTTTTCCTTTCTTTATCTGCTTTCCATTATTGTCAAATTCCCCAAATAATGGAATAATCCTCTCTTTATAGATATTCTTAAGCATTTTTTCATGTTCCTCAGACATTGAAATAATGTTATTATTATCATCTACTTTCCTATTTAAGAAGTAAGAAGGAGATAAATCGTAATTCTTTCCTTGTTTATCGGTAATATACCATATTCCATAATCTAAGTACATGAATAATGCAGCAGCTTTTAATTCGTTTTTTATTCTATCCATCTCATAAGAAAAGTAAATCCATTCTACATTATCTAATTTATTTTGCGATAACATATACAGATAAGGATTTACTATAAAAGAGAATAATGTAAGAGCTGATTTACCTACTTTGGGTGCAGAGGCTATACCATAAATACTTTTTCTTTGTATTCCTTCAATAGCTTTATCAAGGCTTTTTAACCCTGTAGGAAGTCCAAAAAAAGATCCTTTTTTACCTTGTTGTATTACACTCTCAAAATTCATTTAAAAACGGTTTCTTTAATTCTATAGTTTTATGTTTATCTATATAAGCGTTAACATACGTCATTAACATAGAACTAACGCTTGTTCCTGAACCTTCTTTAATAAACTTATGAGGCATTTTAAGATATTGAGGATCTTTTAATAATTCAAAATAATAATCTCTTGCTTTATATACTAATTCTTTTGTAAGAAAATCATAATTTTTAAATAAATATATCATTCTATTTTTACATGCCTCATAATCAGGTGTTCTTTCAGGATTTATTTCTTTGAACTTCTTTGCCCAATCTCTTACCCAATTAAATCCATCATTATCTATTAAGTTACTTTCCAAATCATACAAATCTTCTTTCCATATCAGTCTTTCTCCATCATAGTCATATAGTTTAAGAATATTCACTTTTCTTTTTGTCTCATGAGGAATAATATATATATTATACCCATGATATAATCCTATTAAAAATAGTTCACCATACGGTATTCCTTTTACTTTGTTTATTAATGTTTGATTTAGCATCTTATCACTTGTAATCTATTTTTTCGCTATTAATTGACGTTAACGCATTTTTAATTTTATCTACCTCTATACTATCTTTAATATAAATGATATAGATATTAGTTAACTTCTTATCACCATTCCTCAAACCTCTACCTATTCTTTGAATTATCCTTCTCTCCTTAGAAAAGAATGATGATATTATCACAACATCTACATCAGGTAAATTGACTGCTTCATCTAATGCCTGAACACTAACTAAAGTATTTATTTTTTTTAACATAAAATCCTTTAACTCTCTATCATCCCTCTTACTATGATAAGTATGCGTTGACAATGCTTCAGCTTGCTTTATTGAAGAAACAAAAACTATCTTCCTTCCTTCTAAACTATTCATCAGTACCTTTGTCTTTTCTTGACGAGCTTTGACATTATGTAAAAACTTCATCCTCTTTAGATAATACCATTTCAACTTATCATAAGAAACTCCTTTGTTTTTTATTATCAATAGTCTGATTTATTTGCTTATACTTTATAATCTCTTCTGCATCCATAGTTACACCATATAGATGTATCTTAAAATCTGAAATCCTATTACTCCCTAAAGCATCATTATAATCCCTGTAAATATATTTCAGATGTAACTTATTAAAAAGGTTTATTTTATCAATTTCTACTGGTGGTGTAGCAGATAAAGCTATTATTCTTTTAACATTATTATTTAAAAAAACTGAAAAGCTCCTTATCGTCAGATGATGTGCTTCATCTAATATTAATACAGAAATATTCTTTCCCTTTATCTTATGTAATGAAACATATGTTATAAATCTGATATGACTAAATAAATCTTTTTTATTCCATTTGACTATCTCATCTATAAAACTTAATTGATTCTGAATAGTATAGGTTACTACAACAACATTAAAGTTTTTCCAATAAATCTTATCTAAAGAGTTCTTGACATATGACAAATAATCTAAGGCAATCTTCGTCTTCCCAAATCCTGTGGGGAGGGCTAAAAAAGCTCTTCCACCAGAGGAAATTACTTTTTGTAATTCCATATCTTACTAATTACTAAACTTAATATTATCAAATAAATTATTAATGTACACTTTAGAGATATTCTTTACATCTGCCTTTATATCTATCTTTGGAAGAGTATTAATAAATGCAGTTAAAAATGATATATAAAAGCCAACATCATCCTTCTCTACGTTTTCAATATTTTTCTTCTTTAAAAAGTGTATTAATAACTCTATATAATCATCATCATAACTGCTATCTTTTAACTTTGTAAAAAAATTATTAAAATCTACCTTGCTATCTTTTGTTATCACTAATAATAACTCTGATAAAATATGTATCTGAACATTATCTTCTAAAGCATCTAACGCCTTATTATAACATTCTTTTAAGAAGTTATTTAAAGAATTAAATTCAGCAAGAATATATGGCTTCGCCTTATCGAATAACTCTTTTAAATAAATCCGAAATTCTTCAGCCTCCTTCTCTTTTGAAAACTTGACTATCTCTTCTGTCAAGAATACTTCTTTTATTGCATCCATAATTTAACTTTTTAATAATTTATAACTTAACTAATTTTTTGTAAAGATAATATTATTTAATAACTTATGCTTTACAAACAATGTAATTTTTATTAAAGACATTTATCTCTTCACACTCTTTGTTATGCCTATTAAGAAAACATCCTATCCCATCAGCATCTATTGCATCTTGCACTATCTTTTCTTTATTCTTATCCCACTGCACAAGATCTTTTAATACTTCATTACCATCTTCATACTCCTCTTTTAACAATGTCAATATAACCTTTGAACTCTTTATATCTTTTAATATCCCATAATTCCCTAAAAACTCAGGAGTAAATTTCCATAATGACTCAGATATATATCTTTCTACAACTTTCCGTATCTCCTCCCGTGTGCCAGAATAATAATAATGCCCTTCCACCTTATATACACAATCTCCATAACCATATTTCTCCTTAGTTACTTCTTCTAATTCCTTAATAGTCAGTCCAAGATTTATCCCAAGAGCAATGACAGCTTCTTTAAAACCCTTTAACTCCTCTTTCTTACAATCAGATACTTTCTTTGTATTAAACTTACTTCTTTCCGCTTTTTCAATATTATCAAACAACTCTTCTATTGTTTTCCAAAAATCATCTGGTAATTCCTCTTTAAACCAATGAGAACCATATTCATATACTTTATTATCATTCTTGTCTATATCATATAATAATGTCTTTAATAAATATTTCTTATACTCCTCTCTTAACTTGTCAACATCTTCCTTATACATTGACTTAGAATCTTTCATCATCTCTTTTAATAACTTCCTCTTTTTCGCTATCTTATCATATTCAATCTTTGTCAAAGGATTACCTTCTGCATCTAAACTATCTAAATAATCATACACCTCAAAATCCCTTAATTTAACACCTTCTGCCTTTGCCTTGTTAAGACTTAATATCTGCTTATATGTCCCTGCTCTCATACTGTTTAAATGCCATCTGTTCCAAATATATATCAACTCCTCTTGATATTTATTATCAGGTATTATCTTGTTCTGACATTGTCCTTCTTCCCCTTCTATCTTAAACTCTTTAAAACCTTCATGGTCTCTTAACTTAGCAGTAATCACATATCTTACATTCTTTGCATCTACAAAAGATACTACTCTCTTCTTATTTTCCATATTTATTATCAGTTTTGCAAAATTTTTTTATGTTATAAAGCATCATTTTAAACTATCAATTAAATAACAAATTTACGAACTTCGGGGTCATCATTAATATGCTTGCAATAATAAGATGCCTGCTTTGGCTCAGTAATAAATTTACGAACCTCAGGGTCATCATTAATATGCTTGCAATAATGAAATGCCCATTGTGAATCTGTGATGTTCTTTCTAACTTCGGGATCATCATTAATATCTCTACAATAATAAAATGCCCATTGTGGGGCTGTGATGTTCTTTCGAACTTCTGGATCATCATTAATGTATTTGCAATAATAAAATGCCCATTTAGAATCTGTGATGTTCTTTCTAACTTCTGGGTCGCCCTTAATATGCTTGCAATAATAAAATGCCCGCTTTGGCTCAGTAATAAATTTACGAACTTCTGGGTCATCCTTTATTTCT